CTTTGATGAGTTTGAAAGAATGTTATTTCATTTACCTTTAATAGGTTCTGCATTTAAAAAAGTTTATTATGATGCTACTTTAAAAAGACCAGTATCAGAGTTTATTCCTATAGACCAATTTTATGTTTCTTACTATGCATCTAATTTAAGAAAAGCTGATAGGTATACACATGTTATTTATCGTAACCCTATAGACTTAGCTAGAGATATGCGTTCAGGAGTTTATAGAGAAATAGATTTACCTGAAGCTACTAATCCTAATCCTACATCTTTATCTTCAAAGATGGATACAATATTAGGATTATCTCCTACTCAAGATAGTGACCCACAATATACATTACTAGAACAACATTGTTATTTAGAAATAGAAGAAGATTATGCTCTTCCATATATTATTACTGTAGAAGAGCAATCAAGAGAAATATTAAGTATTAGACGTAACTATCAAAAAGATGATAAGAAACAAGAAAAGATTTCCCATTTTGTTCATTACAGGTTTGTTCCTGGTTTTGGATTTTATGGGTTTGGCTTGATGCACTTTCTAGGCAACTTAACTATGACTGCAACAGCAGCTATGAGAAGCTTAGTAGACGCAGGTCAATTTGCAAACTTACCAGGAGGATTTAAAGCAAAAGGAGTTAGGTTAGTTGGAGACAATGAACCTATAAGTCCAGGTGAATTTAAAGAGATAGAAGCTACTGGTGTAGATTTGAGTAAGGCAATCATACCTCTCCCCTATAAAGAACCTTCCTCTACTCTATTTCAAATGTTAGGTTTTGTTACACAAGCAGGACAAAAATTTGCTGATAGTACAGAACAAATTGTTTCTGATGCAGCATCTTATGGTCCTGTAGGAACAACAATGGCATTATTAGAAGCTTCTAGTAAATTCTTTTCATCTATACATAAAAGATTACATCACTCTCAAAGAGAAGAGTTTAAAATTCTTGCACGTATAGATTATGATTATTTACCAATGGAATATCCTTACGAGGTTCCTTTTGCTGAACAAAGTGTATTTAAAAAGGATTTTGATGGTAGGGTTGATGTAATCCCTGTATCAGACCCTAACATTCCTTCTAATGCACATAGGATGATGATTGCACAGATGGCTCTCCAAATGGCACAACAATCCCCTCCTGGTATGTTTAATATAGAAGAATTAAATAGAACAATATTAAATGCTGCTAATATGCCTAATCTTGAAAAGATACTACCTCCTAAAAAGAAACCACAACCTATGGACCCAGTATCAGATATTATGTCAGCAACAAAAGGTATACCAATAGCAGCTTTTGCAGGTCAAAATCATGATGCCCATATTCAAACTAAGATGGCATATTTACAAGACCCTATGAATGGTGCTAATCCTATTATGGCTAGAATTAAACCAATACTTGAAGCAAATATACAAGAGCATTCTGTTATGAAATATCAAGAACAAATTAGTGGTGTTACAAAGATGGCAGGTCAGCAAAATCCACAAGCTGTAGAAATGGCAATGGCTCAAGCAGCACAACAAGTATTAAATGCTAATCAAGCTATGGGTCAAGCTCAATCACCTGAAC